TCTGGAGCCACAACAGCAGCAAGAGCTACGGCGTCACCGCCGAGGTCTCGATGTCCATCACGGGCATCGAGAGCATTCACACGCCTGGTGCGCTCAAGAAGTTCCGGCCGCCGCCGCTTCACTGGCGGCACTGGTGCGAGGACCTGACGCGGGTGGCGGTGGGCATCCTGTATCCCATCTACCGCAAACTGATCCCCGAGGCGATGCTGGACAGGCGGCGCGGGCGCAACCTGCCGGGCTTCAACACCCAGACGAACACGCTGCACCTGACGAACGGCTCGTCGGTGCAGTTCATGTCGTACGAGATGCCGGACATGAAGGGGGAGTCGGCGACGCTGGACGGCGTGGCCTTCGACGAGCCGCCGCCGGAGAAGCTCTACGAGTCGCAGTACATGCGCATCCTGGCGCGTGCCGGGAAGATGATCGGGGCGATGACGCTGGACGAGCGGCGGGCGTCGTATCCCATCGCGTGGATGGACAGACGGATTCGGCGGCGTGGGGACGGCCCGCACGTGGCGTGGTGGCGCGTGCCGACGATGGAGAACATCGAGGCGTTGATGCGGGAGGCGCCGACGCCGGAGGAGGCGGCGGGCATCTGGTCGGCCTTCGAGGACGCCACGTCGTCGTTCAGCGACGCGGAGCGGAAGGTGGTGCTGGAGGGTCTTGGCGGCTGGGCGGCGGGACTGGTGTTCCCCGACTTCGACGAGCACGTGCAGGCGGCCTACGACAAGTTGGGGCCAGCGGACGTGGTGGAGTTGGCGCGGAAGGGCTACGGCGTCATCCGCTGCGGGCTCGACGCGGGTCTCGACGACCCGACGGCGATGCTGTGGACGTACACGCACGGGCAGCACGCCCTGGGGTCGCTCGACCTGGCCGAGGGCGACCACCTGGTCTACCGCGAATACAAGATGCGGGGACTGAACTACACCCAGCACGCCGCGCGGCTGGCGTTCCTGTCGAAGGACGATCCGATCCAGGGTGTGTGGGCGAGTCCGGACCTGTGGAATCGCGACCCCAACGGCGGGCCGGTCGAGGGGCACAGCTTCTTCAATGCCTTCAAGAAGGTCGGGATTCCCGTCCGCAGGGGCAGCAAGCACAAGCGGGTGCGGAACGAGCGGCTGGCTGAGTGGATGCGTGTGCGTCCACACCCGCCGTGGTCGCGCCTGCGATTCCTCAGGAACAAGTGCCAGGAGGCCGTGGACGAGTGGTACGGCTACTCGTTCAAGCCGGAGCAGCGTCGGACGGGGAAGCGTCCCGACGAGGAGCAGGACACCAACGATCACCTGATCGAGTGTGCCGGCTACTGGGCGATGTCGTTCCCTGAGACGCGGCGGCACGCGCCCCAGCGGGTGCAGGCGCTGCCGCGTCATCCCGTCACAGGCATGCCGATGGCGAACTACGTGGACTTGGGGAGTCTGGTCCACGCCCTAAGCGGAGCGCGGCCATGAGCTATGGCGAGTCTGTTGACTACGAGAGCGACGATACGGCGAAGACGCTCGTCTTCGACTTCGTGGAGAAGGCGGAGGAGGCGTGGAAGCCGCTGCACGAGCAGTGGCGACGGAACGAGTTGCTCTACTGGTCGAAGTTCGACAAGGCCATGTGGAAGGACGCCATGGGGGCGTCAAAGTGGCGGAGCGGGTCGCCCTACCTGTCGAGCGTGTGCCTGCCGCTTGTGCTCCAGCAGGTCGAGACGCAGGTGCCGAAGTACACGACGAGTCTGCTGGCGAACGATCCGTTGGTGCGGGCGTTGCCGTTGATCCGCGACGGCGAGATGGCGCAGCAGGCGGAGGCGTGGCAGCAGGCGGAGACGAAGGAGCGGTGGCTGCACCAACAGTGTGTGCGGGACGTGAAGATCCGGCGTCGGCTCGGGCCGTGGCTGCGGGGCGCGGTGCTGCACGGGACGAAGATGCTGTTCGCCGACTGGGTGACGCGGCGCGGCCCGGACTGGTCGATGGTGCCGAAGACCACGAAGGCGAGCAACGGGGTGGATGTCGAGACGGGCGTGTGGGAACTGAAGGAGCAGAAGGGGGTGCTCCTCGAGGACCGCATCCGCGTCACGGGGCACAGCCCGTGGGATGTCATTCCCGATCCGCGCGGCCAGACGTTCCGTGGCGAGGACGGGCGGGTGTGCCGGATCGTCGTGCGGCGACTGATCATGGACGTGGACGATCTGATCGGCTGGATCAAGGGGATGGAGACGAAGCAGTGGTGGTTCAAGAGGGGCAAGAATGGGCAGCCCAAGCAGTCGCCTGCGGACAGCGTGTGGATCGCGGAACTCAAGAAGGTTCAGGGGCAGGTGAAGGGGGATGACAACAAGACGGCCTCGATCATGGCCGAGATAGGCCGGCTCGCGGGGGACCAGGGCAGCGGATGGTCGGCGACGGAGAAGGACAAGAAGCTGATCTGCGTCTATGACGCCTGGGAGCCGGTGGGCGGGTGGCATCTGCTGGTGGCGGGCACGAAGAGCAACGGCCTGTGCCTGCTGCGCGAGCCGAACCCGCTGAAGAAGGTCGGCCTGCCGTTCGTCGCGATGTGCCCGATCCCCCTCGACAACCAACTCTACGGCCTCGGCATCGTGGACATGTCCGAGCACCTGATCCACCTGGCGAACGCACTGACGAACCTGCACCTGACGGGGGCGATCCACGAGGCGAACCCGATGGTGCTCATCGACAGCATGTCGGGACTCAGTGCCGACGCGATGATGGCCAGCCCCTACCTGTTCCACAACACCGACGGGACCGTGCCGCTCAAGGACTGCGTCCACATCCAGCCGTTCCCGGCGACGAGCGCGACGGTGGCTCAGGAGCGGGAGTTCGTGCTGAAGCAGTATGAGGCGGCGGCGGGTGCCAGCGAGTTCTCGATGACGGGGGACCCGGGGAACAACCAGACGGCTCGTGGCATCGCGCAGTTCGTGCAGCAGAACGCCCAGCGGTTCACGCAGGGGGCGCTCCAGACGGGGGATTGCCTGTGCCAGCTGATGGAGGTGATGGACTTGCTGAATCAGCAGTTCATCACGGGACCGCGGCAGTTGCGGTATGCGGTGCCGAAGGGGAAGCCGCGGTTCACGACGATCACGCCGGAGATGATCGCGCGGCCCGTGGACTTGGAGTTCGACGCGCGGCCCGAGGTGGCGAACCCGGACCTGCGGGCGCAGCAGTTCCTCCAGTATGTGGGCATCTTCCAGCAGGTGCCCAACTTCGACAACGACGAGGCCATCGTGGAGGGCGGGAAGCTCCTGCGCGTCGCGCGTCCGGATCGGTTCCTCAAGAACCAGACGCACAAGGCGGAGATGGAGAACGAGATGTTCCGCCAGAGCGTGCAAAAGGGGCAGCCGCAGTTCTTGCAGGTGATGCCGAACGATCCGCACGCGGAGCACGAGCAGATTCACAGCCTCGTGTTCGAGGACGGGACATTCGAGGAGGGGACGGACGCGGAGCGGGTCGCCATCGAGCACCTCGTCCGCCACATCCAGCTACGCGAGACGATGCCACAGGCGGCGCAGCAGCAGGAGACTCAAGTTGGCTGAGCGTGAGCCAGACGAACGGATCGTCGCGTGCAAGGAGGCGTTGCCGTTCCAGCGGTCGTCGCGGTCCGTGGATCGCCACCTCGTCGCCGAGGCGACGCTGCTGGAGCAGATGGTGCGGCTCGACGGCGGCCTCCCGTGGAGTCTGGCGGTGGCGCAGTGGCAGAAGCAGTTGGAGGTGACGCGGACGCAGGCGATGCGCTCGACGACGCCGGAGGAGCTGCGGAGTCTCCAGATGCAGACTCGTGGGTACGAGTTGGCGACGACGCTGGTGCAGACCCTTGGCACGCTTGGGATGCAGGCTCAGGGGCGGCTCAACCTCGTGGCGGATGAGCAGGAGGATGTGCGGCCGCGCGTCGGCCGGCCCGAGAACATGGTGCAGGCGTCGCACTGGCGGACCTGCGCGGAGCACGCGGGGAAGTTGGTCGAGACGGCGGGCTGGCAGGTGTTCACGCGCCGTCTCGCCGAGCGTGCGTGGACGGTGGTGTGGCTCAAGACGATCTGCCCGCCAGAGATCGGGCCGATGCTCGACGCTCTGACGCGGGCGCTCGTCACGCCGATCCACGTGATCCAGACATACATCGACTGCGGCTATTCGGCCGCGGCGTGGTTCCAGGACCAGGAGACAGCGGCGAAGGAGTGAGACCATGGCCGAAGGCGACGCGGACGACCGTAGCGACGCGACCGGCGGCGGCCCCGACGGCGGGACGACCGCTCCGGCCAGCGGAGGTGCGGCCCAAGGCGCTGGCGGCGGAACACCGTCGGCCCCCGGACAGGGGACGACCGACGACGGCGTGATCCAGATCGGTCCATCCGCAGAGACACCGACGAAAGGTGGTGCAGGCGACGATGAGGTAGCGAGGCTCAAGGACAAACTGAGTTACCTGCAACCGGCCCACGACGGGCTGTCGCAGGCGATGAAGGCCGTCCAGGGGCTTCACCCCGAACTCTTCGGAGCTGACGGCAAGTACGTCGGCACCCAGCAGACCAAGCCCGAGGAAGGCGTGATCCAGATCGGCGGCGCGGGTGCGGAGTGGCCGGCGGCGGGCGCGCGGCAAACGCCGCAAGCCCGGCAGTATGTCGGCCCGCAAGGCTCGCCCGTGGACCCGCAGCAAGCGGTCTGGAAGGAGACCAATCTGCTCGCCCGCGAGCGGTTGTTCACGGGCGGTGAAGACGAGCAAGGCGACGTGGTGGGCGCGGTGGCAACCGTCCTGCCCGGCCTGCTCCATGAATACGGGCTCACGCCCGAGTTCCTGGCGCAGCGGGGCGGGGGCGGCGGCATCGCGCCGGAGCAGCTCGCCCAGTTGATTGACCAACGCGCCGCGCAGTTCGTGCAGCAGCACGAGCAAGAGGTGAAGGCATTCGCCGATCGCGTCGAGGTCATCAACGCGCAGTTTGGTTCTGGACTCCTCGGACAGAAGGTCAAGTTCGCAGATGCGCCGCAGCAGACGCTGCAACAGGCCCTGCCCAGGATCATGCAGGAGACGGGCACGCGCGATCCCATCGCCGCCATATTGTCCCACCCCCAAGTGGGGCCGGTGGCACGGAAGGCGCTCGTCCGCAGCGAGGCAATCGTACTCGCGCAGCAGATGATCCGCGAGCAGGGCGGCATGCAGATCATGGAGACGGGCGGCGGACTGCCGGGTGCCGGCAACGTGTCGAGCAGCCTCGACGACATCGGAGCCTCAACGACGAAGCCTGTGCGCTGATCGACGTAACTCTGCTCCTTCGCGTGTGACGGACACGCAAGAAGGAGAAGGACAGTGGCTACCATCATTGGCTCCAACTTCCTCCTGCCGGCGGCGGCATCGAGGAACACGGTGAATGTCGATACCGCGGGCCAAGTCCCGATTGAGCGGTACGACATCTCGGCGGAGATCTACGAGAAGAACATCACGGCGCAGCCGTACCTCGTGCTGCTCCAGCAGCTTGGCGGCAAGATGGGCTGGAACGACACGCACATGTGGAACGAGGACATCGCGGTAACGCAGCGCGACAGCATCGACGGCTCCGTGGCGACGACCGCCACGACCATCACTGTCGCGAACGGCGCGGTGTTCACGGTCCGCGACAACGTGTACTTCCACACCTACCGTGCGACGTTCCACGTCACGGCGAAGGTGGGCAACGTGCTCACCGGCGTGTGGGTGGTGGCGCCTGCGGTGAACATCCCGGACGGGACGGCGTGCGTGCGGGTGGGCAACTCGCAGGAGCAGATCGCGACGCCGACCCCCGGCCCGACGATGCGGGAGACCGAACACTACAACTACTTCCAGACAATGTTCCACGAGGTCGCCTTCTCGGTCATGCACATGAACGGGAAGTTCCGGACGAACCCTGGGGACCCGGCGCGGCAGCAGCGGAAGGCTCTGGAGGCGCACAAGAACGAGAAGGAGAAGACGCTTCTGTTCGGCCAGCGGGCGCTTCGGGCGGCTGGCACCAGTGGTGGTTCGCCCCTCGGCCACAGCCAGGGGCTGTACTACTACACGGCCACCAACGTCACGAGCGTCGGCGCCGTGCTGACGCGGGCCACCTTCGACACCTTCCTGCATGGCGTGATGTCCGCGACGACTCATCCGGACCAGGACTGGTGGTTCCTGTGCTCGTCCCGGATCGCGTCGCAGATCAGCGGCTGGTTCAGCGCCCTTGAGCGCGAGAAGTCGAGCCAGACGCTGTTCGGCACGCGCGTGGACACCTATCGCGCGCCCGTCCTCAAGGACGTGAAGATCGTCGTTCACCCCATGTTCGCCCGTGAGGGGTGGGACGACCTGGGCATCCTCATCAACGTCGGTGAGGACGTGATGAAGTACGTCTACCACACCGTTCTCAACACCAGGCGGTACACGGCGACACAGCCGAACGGGCGTACAGCGATCGAAATCTTCTTCTGGACCACATTTTGCCTCGAGGCGAAGGGCGAGGAGATCAACTACGGCGTCATCGAGGATGTCGCCGCTGCGGCCTAGCAGGGACACGCGGGGGGCGCTTGCGGCCCCCCGCAGCCCTCACAACCACAAGGAGCGAGACGATGGGCAAGGGCACACCAGTCGAGGCGATTCCGCGAGGGGAGATTCCCGAGGACCTGGGCACGGTGCGGTGGGCGGTGCTCATGAAGACGGCGGCGGCGCTTGGGATCGTGCCGAATCAGAAGCGGGCGCAACTGGAGGACGCGATCCACATGGCGCTGGGACGCGCGGTGGCGGCGCCCGCGCTCGACCCCGTAGGCGAGACTGGCGAAGCGGGGCCGTCGGGCGAAGACGACCTCGCCGACATGGCGGCGGACTACGACGACCTCGGCGACGTGCCGGCGTTCGACGTGGGCGCGCTGCCCGACGTGGCGATGGGCGCGGCTCCGCCGGTGGACCCGCTGCCGCAGGCCCCGGCGTCGGCACCGGCGCCGGAGCCGGTGGCTCCCGTGGCGCCGCCCGTCGCGGCCAAGCAGGCCGAGTCGAGCAGCGGCAAGTGGTGGAAGGACGAGGACGGGGAGAAGTATCCCGAGCCGCCGGTGATCTACCTGTCGCGCAGTGCCAAGCTCCGCATCCAGATCGCGTCGGGCGGGCAGGGGCGGACCGACTCGGAAGGCAACTGGCACGAGCCCCGGCGCGCCAAGGCACTCCAGTTCGGCCCCGAGGGCGGGAACCCGCTGTACCAGTGTCGCGTGGACACGCGAGAGCGGGTCAAGGCGATGGAGCAGTCGAACAAGTTCACGACTGGTGTCGTGTGGCGTGCCCGTGACGAGGCGGATCGGGCCGTCGTGGCTGCCGAGCGGCACTTGGCCATCGTGAAGGCCCAGGCGAGCGGCGACCGCGCGACGCTGGCGGAACTGATGGCTGACCAGCCGCAGGTGCTTGAGGGGGCACGGACCACGCGCAACGAGCCGCTGCCGGACGGTGTGGGGGCTGTGTACAGCGGCCCATTCGTCGGCGTGAACGAGATGCTGAACGATCCTGGCCGGGCCGGCGCGGTCATGCGCGACGGCATCCGCCACGCGCAGGCGCGCGGCGAGCCGGGCTTCTAGCCCGGCGGAGGAGAGAGTCCATGGCACGGTTCCGATGGCGTCGCTGCAAGTGCGGGAAGCTGCACATTCCTGGGCAGCCGCCGCGTCTCGACCCGCGCGACCCGACGCGGCTCATCGCCGGGTCGCCGGCGAAGATGCTCACGTTCCGCCCCGACGGGGAGGACGGCATCTACGACACGGAGGACGCGGCGGAGATCGCGGCGTTGCGGGCGTCGCTGCCGGCGAAGCGCGGGCTGCTCACGATGGGTGGGTGGGCGTCCTACCAGGAGACGGCGCGGCCCCCCGTGGGGATGTCTCGGATCACACTGTCGGGGCCGCTGCCGTACTTCGAGGAGCCGGAGTCGTTCAGGGACGTGCTGGCCGTGGTGGGTCGTGGGTGATGTCGGTAACGGCGCGCGTGCCGCGCAAAGGAGAACAAGACATGGCAGAGGGCATGCCGACACAGGCCGAGATCGACCGCGTTGTTGAGCATGGGAGCATCGAGGAAGCCATGGCATTGCGACGGCGTATCCAGGCTGTTGTGCCGGATGCCGTCGAGCGGCGGCGGATGTTTGAGCGCTTGCAACGCCGGATGATCCTGAGAGGCACAGCGCGATGAACACCGGTGAGATGATCGACATCTGCCTCGACGGCCTCGGCGCCGCCCGGCAGAGCGACACGCGGATGACGGCGAAGATCCTGACGCGCCTGAACATGGACTACTCCACGCTCTGCGGGATGCAGAACTGGCGATGGTTGAAGGCGCGCACCACCATCGACTTCGTGGCGGGCGACGAGTTCCTTGTCCTGCCGACGACCACGCGCGGCGGCGTGACGGTGCGCGCGGTCAGTCGCGTGATCTTCGTCACGCTCCAGGACTTGGGCGAGCCGCTTGAGTACCTCGGCGAGTTCAACGATCTCGTCGAGCGGGGTGGCACGCTGGCCTTGCGGGGGACTGGGGTGCCGCACTCGTGGTGTATGAGCGAAGGCGCCGACGGGGTGACGAAGGCCATCCTGCTGATCCCGCAGCCGGGGTATGACGACACGGCCACCATCTACTACCTGCGGTCGTTCGCGTCGCTGAAGCTGATCGCGAACTCGGACGTTCCAGCCTTCGACGAGGAGTATCACTCGTACCTGCCCAACAAGACGCTGGCGGCGCTCACCGCCGCCGACGCCACGTACGATCCGCAGGTGAGTGCGATGTACCGCAACGAAGCGGGGATGACCTACCGGGCGATGATGCACACGCACGTGAAGGCGCAGCCGGTGTTCCATCCGCGCCACTGGCCTGGGCACGGGAGTCTCTGATGCCGGAAGCCCGCTGGCACGTAAAGCCGCCATATGCCGGGTCGATGATCGACATCGTGGACCCGACGCTGCACGAGATGCCGCAGATGATGCGCGAGCTGCGTAACCTCCAGTATCGTGCGAGTCGGTGGGACCGTCGCTGGGGCTGGGCGAAGGCGAACGCGACGGCGATGCCGTGGATGCAGGCACTGGGCGCAACGGCCTTCCGCGACACGCAGGACACGCTGCACATCGTCGTCGTGGGCGACGACGGGAACCTCTACGCCAGCGTGAACGGCGGCGTCACGTTCCAAGTCGTCACGCTGCACGCCGACATCGACTGGGACGAGACGTATCAGGTCACGTTCGCGCGGCAGGGCGACGATCTGTTCATCTGCATCGGCGCGGCGAACGGCGACAGCCAGAATCTGCGGTACAACGGCATCACGGCGGCGGCCTACGGGGTGAGCATCGGGGCGCCGGCGGCGGCGCCGACCGTGGCCGACGGCGGCGTGGGCGGGTACATCCAGGACGGGCAGATCGACTACTTCGTGGCGTTCTACGACGCGACGACGGGGCGGGAGGGGGACCGGTCGGCCATCGGGACGGTGACGCTGGCGCGGCCGGCCGCGCCGGAGGCCCCGCCGCTGCTCGCGCAGGGCGTGGCGGGCAACGTCGTCGCGGGCATCCCGCACCGCTACAAGTACAGCTTCTACCAGCCGGCGACGGGGTATGAGAGCGCGCTGTGCGACAACTTCGTGACCATCGTGCCGGCGGTGAACTCGCAGATCGAGTTGACCGACGTGCGGGTGTGCCCCGACGCGGGGGTGTGGCAGCGACGCATCTACCGCGACGACAACGGGGCGGGGTACATGCTGCTCGCCACCATCGCCGACAACGTGACGAGTGTCTACAGCGACAACATCGCGGCGCCTGCGGGCGCCGAGTACGCCTACCCGACGCGGCAGATCAACCTCACGGCGATCCCCATCTTCGGCGGCACGGGCCGGGCCGTCTACCGCCGCATCTACCGCCAGGACGACGGCAACGGCTACCGGCTGCTCGGCACCCTCGCCAACAACGTGGCGGTGGCCTACGTGGACCAGGCGGCGACGGCGTTGGGCGCCGCGTGGGTGCAGCGGTTGCGGGTGCCGGTGTGCAAGGGCGTGGCGTTCAACAAGGACGGCTCGGCGCTGTTCATGAACGACGTGGAGAACGACGAGCCGGCGCGCATCTACGTCATGGCGACGGACGATCCCGAGGCGCTGAGCACGGACGTGTCGCTGGCGATCCAGTCGGCGGGCACGGACGACGACCCGATCGTGGGCGGGATACCGGTGCGCGACGGCGTGATGGTGTTCAAGCGCCGGAGCATCTACTGGATGCCTCGGGCGTGCAAGCGGTGCGAGAGCGTCATCGAGGGCGTCGGGGCGGTGTCGTGGGCGACGATCCGCAACATCGGGACCGTGGTGGCCTTCCTCAGCGACATGGGTCCGTGCGTGGTGAGCCACACGCTGGAGCAGGACTGGCGGTTCGTCGGCCCCGTCGAGCGCCGCTTCTGCCTCGCCGAGTTCTGGAAGACGGTGCTGACGGATCGGCTGCCGTGGGCCTCGTGCTCGCACGACCGGAGTGCGGGCACAATCGAGTGGCACGTCCAGCGGTGCCGGCACAGTGCGGCCTACGTGAGTGCGTGGGGCGACCACAACGACACGGCCATCGTGTGGGAGTACACGACTGACCGGGTGTGGATCGCTGACCGGATGATCGACTGCGGCTTCGAACTGCCGAGCGCCGGCCTGACGGGCGCCGTGCCGTGGGGGGCGTTCCCGTTGGGCTACGCCGGGCAGTTGTATCACGGGGCGCACGGCGACGGCGTGAGCGAGAAAATCAAGGTCCAGGTGGTGAGCGCAGACGGGGTGTACATCACCATC